CTTCGTATTACTCCAAGCAGCTTCTCTGTATCTGCCGGGCGTGCATCTGTATAGAACTGCAGATATCATAACGAAACGCTGTCCTCAGTCTCCGAAGCTTTTCCCTGGAACTTCTTAAAACACTTGCTATTGTGTCAAACTGTGATAAAATAAGAATGTCTTTACAAGTGGAGCGGACTTGTAAAAGGTGCTGTTTACCAATCCTGAACAGCCACTGATTGAAAAAATAATATTTTAAATAATGCTTTTCAGGCATTAAAAAAGAGGGGCTTTTAATCCCCTCTTTTGTCGTTCTTACCAGCACCATAGCAATTGTAAAATGCTTCTGTTAAAGCTCCTAATTGTTCCGGCGTTAGCTCTTCTTTTAGCTCGTCAGGTACCCAACTATTATATTAATTATATTATATAATAAAAAGCCGGTCACAAAAACCGACTTTTTGAAAGCTCAATATTCAATTTTTAAATTTCAATGCCAAATTCATTTTTTAGCACTGTTTCAAAACTTGGCTCCAATTCGCAGTAGCGTTTTAAAAACTCTATCGGCTCGCACGGGGCCAATTCACGATGAACTTTTTCTCGTGTCTCATCGTCCATCAGGACAGCTATAGCGTCCATTTTTTCTTGCGTTATTCTCATTTTCTTGCCTCCTTAATTCTCAATAGCTTACAGTACATACATTATGTAGTACCATTTGCCTTCAATCTCCACACATCCCCAATCAGTACAAGGTTTATGTGTCCTGACCATCTCTCTTACCATGTCTGAGTATCCGTCATCTGCGCAACAGCTATCCCATTCCTCGCAGTATCCTTCAAGACCTTCCTCCAAATCCCGGTATACTGTTGTGCCAGTTTCCAAATATTTCTTTGCTTCTGCCTTGGTGCAATTGTCTTCGAGAAGAATATCTATATCGTCAGGAATAACCTCTATCCTATCTTCAACTCTCATTCCATCAGCTTTGTACTCTAAATATTCTCTAATGTCATCGACATCGTTAGCCTCTTCCCATTTGTCGTGCATTTCTTCGCCAAATATTTCAATGTCTGGTTCAAAGAAATCTTTAAGCTCATCGAAGCTCATTTCCTTAGTATATTCAGCCTTATTGTCTACATCAAATACTCTGTATTTCATATTTATACCTCCAATTAATTCTTTTCTGACATGGTGCAAACATCTTTATAACTCTCCGGCTTACCACTAATTGCAGCATTGCCAGGATAAGCGTACATGCATGAGCTGCACCAACCGCCTAATTTGCAATTTTTGCTTGCTACGGAGCAAGCATTAAACTTATCTGTTTTGTCCTGATATTTCATCGTTTTTCTCCTTTCGGTGCTACCTCTTTAATCTATAATTATAATATCACTATTCTTTGCATTTGTCAACACTAAAATTAGTGTTAAAAATATTTTATTTTTTCGTCATCCGTTGGGGCAATTTCTATTATATCACTAGGCTGCAGCCTTAATATAATACATATAGTGTTTAAAGTATCTAGTGTTATACTTTTGCCGTTCCTTATATTAGACATGGTAGCTTGGCTCAATATTTTCTCTTTTCTTATTCTAGTACTTGTGTAGCCTCTGTTAGATAGCTCTTTGAGTACATCAATTTTGTATTTAATCAATGTTTTTCAATCCTCTTTTCTACATTATATTTTTATTCTTTTATGATACTTTAAAACGTTTTTAAAGTCAACTAATAAAAATATTTTATTTTCACTAATTTTAGTGTTGACATACACTGATATTAGTGCTATTATAATGTCAAGTTAATAAGCAATTGATTTTTTAAAGGCAAAATGATATACTATTAATAATTTCTACTAGTGTAGATTAAAAAATCTCTTTGCTTATTAAACTTATTAAAAAACGGAGGGATATATGATGATTAAATTATCAGAGAAAGAAAGAAAAGCAGTAAAAGAAGCATTGGAATACATAGGCTACTTTGACGTAGCAGAAAGCCCAGAAATGCTCCAAGAATGGTTTGATGACGGAACTATAGGCATTGGCACTGGCAGAAGCGGACGCGATGCCGTGTGGATTATTACAGAGTCACACGAGTCGGCAGTCTATATTGATACGCTAGAGCATTTAAGTCAGGAAGAAATTACAAAAGAATTTCTTTAAGAAAGAGGGAAAAATGCAAAAAGTTAAAAAAGCAGCCGCACAGCTAGACAGCCGGGCGGCTGTCTCTGTATTGAATAATTTAAAAAATAATCAAATTGTGGTTGAAAACTACGATATTTTTTGCGAGCTTTATGAAAAAGCAATTGCCTGTAAGGACTGTAGCCTTGCGCCGCTTTTCTCTGACGGCTCACTCATTGTGAAACAGAAAATTAATGATGATTGTATTGACCTTATAATTAATTTTTCCGTGAATTTCACCGAAAAAGGCTCTGTTTTGGCAGATTTAGAATGCTTAAGGCTAGATTTTTTTGCCCAAAATGGATTTAGTGAAGATAACACAGCGCCGACGATTAAAGCAATTGAAAATAGGCAACAGCAATTTAGATATATCGGCAAAATAAAAATCGAATATAGTTTAGATTCAGATAATATCATAGAGTGGGAAAACTCTTTAATTAGCGTTTTGGCGCGTCGCGGATATGCGGACCCAATCGAATACCTAAATGCGCAAAGCGACGTTGAAGAGATTCGCGCGAATCTAAAGGCTTGTATAGATCTATTTAAAGGGGTGTTGATCTGCGCGGATTATCTGCTTAAGCACCCGGAAGAAAAGCACAAAGAAAGACACGTAAGAAGTCACAACGGGAACAATCCAAGCAGCAAAAGTTTTCAAAAACAGACTGATAGTGTTCAGGTTATTTCTTTGAATTCTTTACGATTTAAAACAGCTAATAAAAAAATAGCAAATGTGCTAAAAAGCAAAAAAATCCACCGAATAGCAGAAGGCTGGAGCGTCCGGGGACATTACAGGCATTATAAGAGCGGGAAAGTAATTTTTATTGAAAGCTTTGAAAAAGGTAAAAACCGCAGTCAAGCATCACAGAAAAAAACAAAATATCAGCTTTAGAGCAGTAAAGTGCCTGTCTTTTCACAAGCACTCTTCCGCTCTTTGAACTGCTTGAGCGTGAGCGCGTTCCCTTGGTGGCCGCGCTCATTTTTATATCTCCAATAAAAACAAATTGTTTATTTGTTACGACATAACTATAACTTTTTGTGCCTTGTACGTCAATTGTTTTTTGTGCCTTGGCATCCGGTAAATGTTACACTCTAATGGATATATGCAGATTACACAGTCATGTTCCCATCATGCACTGTGATCACAAACATATAAAGAGTAATTATTGTATATTTTGCACAAAAATAAGGTGCAGGACTGTTTCATCCTGCACCTTATAAATTCTAAAGCCCCGGTTTATTTAGCACCATGCTGATATTTCTACTTCGTATTACTCCAAGCAGCTTCTCTGTATCTGCCGGGCGTGCATCTGTATAGAACTGCAGATATCATAACGAAACGCTGTCCTCAGTCTCCGAAGCTTTTCCCTGGAACTTCTTAAAACAC